CTAATGATATTAAAAATTTAAATGATACTACATTTGATATTGACGATAGTAATTTAGTAGCAGCTACAGTTCAAGAAGCAAAAGATTCCGTAGCAGTTAATAATCCCGATCCCGCTGGTGGTGGTAGAAGTGGTGAGTCATTAATAGAAATTAAAAATAATGCACTTGCTTATTTTCAAGCACAGAGTAGAGCAGTTACAAAAGAAGATTATATGATAAGAGCAATATCTCTACCACAAAGATTTGGAAACATAGCAAAGGTTTATATAGTTCAAGATGAACAACTTAACCAAGCTGAAGAGAATGTTCAAGAGAATGAGGGAGCTGCAGCACCACCACTTGAAGAACAAATAGAAAATATAAGTCCGTTGGTTCAAGAAGTAGCAGATTTAAAAACAACAAAAGCAGAAACAAAAACTCAAAGTCCTGCAAAAGTTAGAGAAACTATAGCAAAAGCTAGAATGACTTCACCTAAAAAAGCAAATCAAACACTACGTGGAGCATCAGCAACAAATCCACGTGGAGTTGGTGGACGAGGTGGTAGAGGAGGATACTAATGGCTAAAAAACAAGCATCAAGAATACCTAATCCATTAGCATTAAATATGTATGTGTTAGGATATGATTCTAAGAAAAAATTAACAAATGTAAATCAAGCAGTAAAAGAAAACTTACAAACTTATCTTGGTCAATATAGAATGGTTACAGACGCAATTAATATTAAAAACGCTTATGTAATAAACGTAGGTGTTAAGTTTAGTATTATGACAAGACCAAATTTTAATAAGAATGAGGTTTTATTGAGAGCTATAGAAACAGTAAAAACATTTTTTGATATTGATAGATGGCAAGTTAATCAACCAATCGTTTTATCTGATTTAGTTTATCAGTTAAGTTTGGTTGATGGTGTAGCTACAATAGTTCCACCTGTAGAAGATAACAAACAATCTTTACCAATTGTCATAACAAACAAATATAAAACTGCAAATGGTTATTCTGGTAATCTATATGATATAGACACCGCTACAAAGAATGGTATTATTTATCCATCGTTAGACCCTTCAATCTTTGAATTGAAATTCCCTGGTACGGATATTGAGGGTAGAGTAGTAGGAGACAACTAATGCATTATTTTGAATTTGCTACGGCAGACGCAACATTATATGAGGGTGAAGCAACCCAATCAGTAAATACAGGATTAGATCCTATACTTGAAGTTCGTAAAGATATGAATGACACAGGTACACAAATAAATGTATCAAGAGCATTACTAAAATTTAATCTTAGTTACATAAGTGCTTCAGTTCAAAATGGCTTGATACCTAAAGCAGCAAAATATTATTTAAATCTATACGATGCAGGTTCAAGTGATTTACCATCCTCACAAACACTTTTTGCTTATCCTGTTAGTCAATCATGGACTATGGGTGATGGAACATACCATTCTAATCCACAGATAACAGAGGGTTGTAGTTGGAGATATAGACATGGTGAGATTGATGGAACACAATGGATAAGTGGTAGTAACAATACTGGTGGAACTTGGTTTAGTGGTAGTTATGCAGCTGGAACAAGAAACTTTACTTGTTCTTCTTCTTTAGAATATGAGACAACCGACATTCGTATGGATGTGAGTGATATTGTTCACGCTTGGATTTATAGTGGTTCACTATATGCTAATGAGGGATTCATGGTAAAGAGAAGTGGTAGTGTTGGAAATACAGATAGTGGTAGTGGAGTTCAAGAGGGTGATAGTACTCGATATGGACAACTAAAGTTTTTCTCAAGAGATACATCTACAATCTATCCACCAAAATTAGAAGCAGTTTGGGATGACTCATCTTGGAGTACAGGTTCTTTAGCACCACTTACAGGTTCAGCATTAGAAGATACTGTAATCTACTTCAAAGGTTTAAGACCTGAGTATAAACAAAACAGTAAAGTTAAGTTTAGACTTGTAGGTAGAGAACGATATCCTGCTAAAACATACTCAACAACTTCAGCTAACTTGGCTGTAAAATATTTACCAAGTGGTAGTCAGTTCATAGAACATGGAACATACTATTCAGTTAAAGACGCTGTAACAGAAGATGTGATAGTACCATTTGGTTCGGGTTCACTTGTTAGTTGTGATACTGATGGTAACTTTTTTAATGTTTGGATGAATGGATTTCAAACAGAAAGATATTATAAATTTGAATTGAAAGTAGTAACGGGATCAGCATCAAGTGCAACTCAGATTATAAATTACTATGATGATGATTTTACATTTAAAGTAACGAGATAATGCCATACACAAAAGAACAATTAAAAAATAACGAACATTACGAAAGAGTAATAGAAGCCGCTCGTAGAGAACAAGTAGCTACCTTTGTAAAAGAAGAGAGAGACTTTGTTGCTTCAGGTTCTAATGCTGCAGCAACCCAAACTCTAAGAATGAAAACAGGTGAGTTTGTTTCTATACCAGAGATAGAAGACGATGCTACACAAAAAGTTGTCATACCAAATAAAACTTATTATGTAACAGATGACGCTGATAAGTTTGTTGATAAAGAAATAAAAGAGTTATTAAATAATAACCCTGTTACGACACTAACCGTATCAGAATTTTTTGAAGAGTATGAAAAGTTAAGAGATGTAATAGCATCAGAGGGTAGTAGAGATTCACATAGGTATATTGTAGAAACTTCTAAGACTTATATCAATACAGATGACGATGAAGTTCAAAAATTAAAACAAAGATTACAAGACGAAATAGATAGATTATTATCTATACAAACAAACTTACAAGAAACAATACAAGAAGCAGCTGATGACGCTGCTGTCGATGCAAAGTATGAAGAATATAAAGCTGAGATGTTAAGATATCCAAACACAACTGTAGCTTACACAAGAGCAGAGTGGGATGATAAAGGAGGACCAGTAGCATCAGAAACAAATGGTCATCCTAAGTTAAGATTTGAACAACACGCACTTGGAAACCACAAAGGTAAAACAGATTTAAAACAACACGTTAAAGTTACATATTATGGTAGATATAGAAAAAAGAATAGAAAACTTCGTAGAGGAAACGGACCAGTAGTATTTAGTGTAAAAGCATTGGGTGACCCAACAATGACATATGAATGGCAAGATGCAGAAACAGGAACAAGTCTTCAGTTTCATTCAAAAGCCGACAAGTTTAGGGGAATAGACACATCAATACTATCAGTAGAGCAAGCTGGTAGATATAAAAATGGTTTTGGTCCTGTATTGAGATGTAAAATAAAAGATGCATCAGGTGAAATACTTTCTCAAAATTGTGAAATAAGTAGACGTTCAGTTAACGCAGGGAGTTAGTAGTGCCAAGTAAACAAATACCTGACTCAGGTATAAGTAATGAAAGAATAGAATCAGACTTCGGTAGATTTCCAACCGACTTCATAGAATACTATGTCTACGATTCAGATGATAACTTTATTGTTTCTAAAATAAAAAAATCAGGAGCTAAATCTGATTTAGTTCAAATAAATCCTGGTAAAGATTTAAGAGAGTGTGGTTTAATAGCAGGAAAATATAAAGTAGTATATAATTTTTTAAGACAAAGAGGTGGTAAACCAAGAGTATTTTTTGTAGATGAGAATGGTGAATTGTGGAATGGTGATATTCGTCAAGAGGGTGATGAATATTTTAAAGGTGCTGAGTTAGACTTAACCAATCCAAATACAAGAGAAGAAGTTTTTGTTTTTGATGATACATATATGGTTCATCAAATATCACCATCAAGACAAGAAGTTAGGATAATACCAAAGACTTCAGACATTGGTGAATATAATAATGGATTTGCTTCATTAAACTTTAAAGAGTTCAGATATAATCCACTACTAACAGATATAGCAGGTGATGGTAAGATTGATAAGGCAGACCCATTTAAGTTTACGTCAACATTAGAAGATGCTGATGGTGGATTTAAAGAAGAAATGGTTGGTGGTTTCATAGAAATTCAAAATGCATTCATTACAGGATATGAAGAAACAGTATCATACAAGGAAGTTCCAAATCCAAATTATGTAGCAAGTCAACCACAAAGTGAACCAACACCAGAAAATAAATTTAATAAAGCAAAAGAGATAGCAAGAGAAAGAGCAGATGTAGAAAAAGTTAAACGGAGTAATCCAAAACCTGCAGCTGATTCTCCAGGAGAAACTAATCCTCTCAAACAGGCAGCAAGTCGTTCAACAATTAAAGCAACACCAAATACTAACAGAGGGTCATCTACTGCAAGAGATGATTTTGATTTATAATGGCACTAACTAGAGAAGAAGCAAGAGAACGAGGTTTGATTGGAAGTGGTAACACTTTTAATGAACCAGGAGCTGATGGACCAGGCGATACTGCATCCAACCCATCGACAGGACAATCTTCTGAGAGTGAAGTTGCTATGGATATTTATGGTAGTCAATCGACAACAATAGCAGAAGTTGTAAGAAGAGAAGAAACAGACGAAGATCCAGAACCAGGCGCACCAAGTATAGAAACTAAAGTTGTTCCACCACCTTTACCTAAAGATATTAAGATTGTAGATCCTGAAGATAGACCAACTGCAACACCATTACCGCCTGTAAATCCACCAAAACCTAAACCAGAATTCCTAACAGAAGAAGTTAGAACTTTTAAACCAATCTATAGTTCATTTTCAGCACAAATTGTAGAGGTTATAAATAAGAATACAGTAAAACTTGATACTGATTTTAATCAGAAAGCACAAGAGAATGGTGTAGTTGAGGGTGATTATCAAGGGTCAGACCCAAGAGCAAGACTAACATATAATGTAACATATCCAAATTTTAAAATAGACGATTTAAAAACAGAACTTCATTTTGATGAAGATAAAAAGACATTAGTAACTAATATGCAGTTAGACGATTCTACTGTTAAAGAGTATCCACATTCATTTGTAATGAAGTTAGACGAACCTCTCGATGAAGCTGTAGTAAAGGGTGATGAGTTATTAGTTGCTGATGAGATTATACCACCAATTACAGAAGATGTTATTTTAGTTCCACCTGCAGAAGAAGAAGATTATACAGTTCTTAGATCGCCTGATGTAGATTCTTTAGAATCACCTGTTAGAAGCAGAGCAACAAATTTTGTAACTCAAGATACATTAAAAACAACTGACCCAACAATTAAAAAAGATTTTGAAGATACATTAGTATCTGCAAGTTTAGCAAGTGTAGATTTAAATATAGATTATTCTGTATACCCTAACTTTGTAAACTTTAGTTCAGCTGAACAAAGACTTATAAATTTTAAAACTAAAGTTACAAACATAGATGCTTATATGGCTGAGAGTTCTTCTTTTGCTGCTACAAGTGCTTCCACTACTGATGTGAGAAAGTGGGATAGAAAAATAAGAGAAGTCAAACAAGGATTTACAGGTTACGAAAAATATCTATGGGAAGACTCAACATCATTCATATCAGGTTCTGTGTTAGCAGATACAGTTAGATATAATTCTGCCTGGCCTAAATCAGGTGGTGCAGGAAGTTATGCAGACCCTTATGTAAATTATCCCGTTACTGCTTCACAAGCAACCACTTGGTATGCAGGACAATTAGCTAGTGCTAGTGCATATGATGCATCAAATAGAAATAGTGTTAAAAATCTACTACCTCAGTTTGTAAGAGAAGATAGTGGTAATGATGATTTTATAAAGTTTACAGGAATGATTGGTGAGTTCTATGATAACATATGGACATACATTAGTCACATGGATAAGATACACGATCGTAGTGAGGGTATAGTAGATAGAAATCAGGGCTTTGCTGATGAGTTAGTATTTGATGTAGCAAAAGGATTAGGATTAAATGTAAAATCAAACAAAGATTTAATATCATTAGAAAGATGGCATTTAGGTCAATACCTATCAGGTTCAACCTATGTTCAGTATTCATCTAAACCAGAAAAAGATATACAAGCAGAAATACAAAAAAGACTTGTTAACAACTTACCTTTCTTTCTTAAAACAAAAGGAACACCGAGAGCATTACAAAGTCTTATAAACTGTTATGGTATACCATCTACAATATTAAGGGTTAGAGAATTCGGAGGTCCTGATGTTAAAGGAAAAACAGGACAGTTCTTAATACAAAGAAAGCACGATAAAGCATTAGCATTTTCTGGAAGTCAATACATAAAAACCAAATGGCCAAAGTTTACTACAAGACCAAATACTGTAGAACTTAGATTTGCTGGAGCAAATAGTGGTAGTGGAATAAATAATAGAGTTCTATTAGAAGGACAAGATTCAGGTTCTGATAAATTTAGATGGGGAATATTATTAAGAGATAATGGTTCTACAGATGCAAGAGGTAATATAGATTTTGTATTATCAGGTTCTAATGGATTCTTATCATCATCTATTAATGATTTTCCAATATATGATACTGATTTTAATTCAGTAATGTTAACAAGAAA